GCATATTCAATGGTAATGACGACGGGCCAAGAAGAGACGTTGATCGATGTACTATTCGTTTAGGAGATAGTTGGACTATTGCTATTCCGATGGGTGACGGATCTAAAATCAGAGGATTGCGTGCTCATATAATTATTGCAGACGAATTTGCTTCTATTAGTCCAGACATTTATGAGACCGTAGTATCAGGATTCGCCGCTGTTAGCGCTAGTCCAATTCAGAACGTTAAAGAAGAAGCTAAAAAGAAAGCAATGAAAGAAGCAGGATTATGGAATGATGAGTTAGAAACTCTTACAACAAAAATGGGTAATCAGGCTATCATCTCCGGAACAGCAGATTACGACTTTAAACATTTTGCCTCTTATTGGAAAAGATATAAAAATATTATTGAGAGTAAAGGAGATATTCAAAAATTAGAAGAAATCTTTCATGGAGAAGTTCCTCCTAACTTTAACTGGAAAGATTACAGTATCATACGTATTCCTTATGAATTAATTCCTAAAGGTTTTATGGATGATAAACAGGTTTCACGAGCTAAGGCAACAATCCATACTGGTATTTATAATATGGAATATGCCGCTTGTTTCGTCAAAGATAGTCAAGGATTCTTCAGAAGAAGCTTAATCGAAAGCTGTGTTACTAGATCTCAGAATCCTATTCTAATAAATAATAAGCCAGTCATTTTTGATGCTGTTACTCAAGGTAATCCTAATCTTAAGTATATATATGGAATTGATCCGGCATCCGAACAAGATAATTTTAGTATTGTTGTTTTAGAATTACACCCAGACCATACTAGAGTAGTTTATTGTTGGACAACAAATAGAAATAATTTTAAAGATAGACAAAAAACTGGCCTTGTTAATGAGTATGATTTTTATGGATTTTGTGCTAGAAAAATTCGTAATCTTATGAAGTGTTTTCCTCCAACAAGAATCGGTATGGATGCTCAAGGTGGAGGAGTAGCTATTGAAGAAGCTCTTCATGATCCGTCCAAATTAGAAGAAGGAGAAAATTTAATTTGGCCAGTTATAGATATAGACAAAACTAAAGACACTGATAGTCAAGCAGGATTACATATTCTAGAGTTGGTACAGTTTGCCAAAGCAGACTGGACTAGCCAAGCTAATCACGGATTAAGAAAAGACTTAGAAGATAAAATGCTTTTATTTCCTCAGTTTGATAATTTAACTTTAGGTTTAGCGTTAGATAAAGAAGGAAAAGATATTTTAGAAACAGACTTATCTCCACTCTACGACAGTGTTAGTGAATGCATTTTGGAAATAGAAGAACTTAAAAATGAATTGACAACTATTATTATGAGCCAAACTAGCACTGGTCCTAATGCTAGAGATCGTTGGGATACTCCTGAAGTTAAAACCAATAATGGTAAAAAGGGAAGATTACGAAAAGACCGATATAGTTCATTAATAATAGCCAATATGTTAGCTAGACAAATTAATAGAATATTACAACCAGTTCCCTATGATATTGTGGGTTTGAATGCTAAGGACGGAGTTGATAATAAAGGAGCGATGTATAAAGGACCAGAATGGTTCACTTCATCGGCAAATGATGATATTTATACTAGTATTAAAAGATAAATAGTGTATTACATCAAGTGATTGAATTACATTTCCATTATAATTAGAATACAATTATGGCCAAAAAAAAATATAATAGCTCTAAAGAGTTAGAAGACACAAATCACGTTCCTTCTGAGGCCTATGTTACTTGGGGAGACGATTTAGCCAGTAAACAAGAAGCTCTTAAAAAAGCAGATTCTTTAGATGAGTTTGTTGGCATACAAAAAGCCGAAGCCGCTGGTAGAAGATATAGTTTAGACTATTCTAATCTAGACACTAACACTTCTGGTAGACCAGGACTAACAAGAACAGACTACGACTTCTTTAGACCGGACGAAGCAGTACCTCGTCGTAGTATCAAACTAATTCTCAGAAGAGCAGAAGATATTTATCAAAAGGTAGGATTAGTAAAAAACGTCATTGATCTTATGGGAGATTTTGCAGTTCAAGGGATTAAATTATCACATAAAAATAAACGGATTGAAAAATTCTATAGACAATGGTTTAAAAAGGTACAAGGCAAAGATCGTAGTGAAAGATTTCTTAATAATCTATATAAAGTAGGTAATATAGTTATTAATAGACAAACAGCTAAGCTTAATACTAAGATGAGCGATAAGCTATATAAAACAATGGCAGCTCCTGATTTTGATCCATCAGATCTAGAAGACACAAAAATTGAGAAAAAAGAAATTCCTTGGAAATACACTTTTATAGATCCTGTGTTTGTAGATGTTGCAGGTGGTTCTTTAGCTGCTTTCGTAGCACTAAAAAAATATGAATTAACACTTCCAGCAGATTTGAGAAGAATTATTAATTCTCCAAAGACAGCAGCAGAAAAACAAATTATTGAAAGCCTACCCCCTCAAATCATTGAAGCAGCTAAGAGCAAAGTTGGTTATAGCTTAGATTCAAATAAGCTATGTGTTTTTCATTACAAAAAAGATGATTGGCAGCCGTGGGCGTATCCTATGATGTATGCTATTATGGATGATATTACAGTTGTGGAAAAACTAAAATTAGCAGATATGTCAGCTTTGGATGGGGCAATATCTAATATTCGTATTTTTAAATTAGGTAGTCTAGAACATAAAATAGCGCCAACAAAAGCAGCTACAGCAAAACTAGCTCAGATATTGGGTAATAATGTTGGTGGAGGTACTATGGATCTTATATGGGGCCCAGATATTGAATTACTTGAATCTAAAACTACTGTTCATCAATTTCTTGGAGAAGGCAAATACGTTCCTCATCTCAACGCTATCTATGCTGGCTTAGGGATTCCTCCAACTCTTACTGGAACCTTTGGCGCCGCTGGTACAACCAATAATTTTATTAGTTTGAAAACATTGACACAAAGATTACAGTACGGTAGAGATATACTTATTTCTTTTTGGGAGAAAGAAATAGAACTAGTACAAAAAGCGATGGGCTTCAGATATCCAGCAACAATAGAATTTGATAAAATGGATCTTAGTAATGAGGATGCTGAAAAGGCGCTATTAATTCAATTAGCTGATCGTAATATTATTAGCGACGAATTACTACAAAGCGTTTTTGGTTTTGATCCAGATATGGAGAAGTCAAGACTCAATAAAGAGGCGAGAGACAGAAAGGGCGAACGAATGGTCAAAAAAGCAGGACCGTGGTATGATCCCCAAGTTGAAAATGCTCTTAAGAAAATAGCGCTTCAAGGAGGCACTGTTACTCCAAGTCAAGTTGGTCTTGATCTAGAGAAAAAGAAAAATGGAGAAAAAACAGCTCTTGAACTAAAGGTTCCCTCTGTGCCTTCTTTACAACCAACGAAGTTGGGAAACGCTCCGTCCTCGGATGCGTTACCAAAAGAAGCTGGTGAAGGTAGGCCCAAAATGTCTAAAGACTCAGAGCCACGAAAAACCAAAAAATTCACACCCAGAACTGGAGCAAAGCTATCTCTATGGACCCACTCAGCTCAAGACAAAATCAGTAATATTATTAATCCTGTTTTGTTAGAATTTTATGGAAAGAAAAATCTTAGAAGTCTATCCAATTCGGAAGCAAAAGAATTAGAGCAAATTAAAACCAATATACTGCTAAATACTGATCCCTTATCTAATATAGAAGAAGAAAAGATTATGTTGGCTTTTGAGAAATCTCTAAGTTCAACAGAAGCATTAGTCTACTATAACCAGTGGTTAAAGAATTTACAGTCTGAACTAGGTAGAGAACTATCGGTTGAAGAAAACAAACAAGCCAAGGCGTCTTATTATTTAATGGTGTATTCAAATATAGACCAAATAGGAGAATAATATGATTATTTTTGAGCAAGAAAAATTAGACGGCTTAGAAACAAAACTATCCACATCTGCATCAATAGTCTATGCGTCTATAATTGAGCCATTAAATTATACTCAGCATTCTGTTAACTATAATATTCCAGAAACAACAATTGCTTCTATTAATGATAGCGATTTATATTATATTCAATGTATTTTAGTCACGTCTTCTTGGAATAAAAATGATGATATTTTTGATAAAGAAGAAGTTTGGGCAGCTAAAAATACTCCAGAAGATAAACCTACTAATC